GAGCCTAGCATAAGCATTTGCTGTTACCTTCTCTTCAAAAACCTTGATCTGTTCTGCTTCAAGTGCTTCCATTTGTGCATCCTGATACGTTACTGTCCATAATGTTTTACTCATTCAAAGAAACTCCCTATCTTGATAGATTTTTTTTGCTCCCAACCAATGCAGTCTAACACCTTTTCCAAAGGTGCCATAAAACATTTACCAAACTGTAACCTATAGTCAATAAATTTTTCTAATTTCATCTCTGTAGGAATATCACCAAAAAAACCTATAACATTTTCACCAGTTTGATTTGGTTCTCTTAAATAAATGTATTTGATCTTCTCACCTTCCTGAATATATGGATACTTATGCTGTAACTTCTGTTTCTTAATGAAATTATTGTATAGTAATGCTCCTCTTACGTGGATTGGGGTTCCTTCTCCATAGGTCGTAACTGGATGTGCGTATTTTGCCAGATTGTTGACTCCTCTTGGGAAGGCGATTGAAGAAATTGGTTGTTCTCTTGTCTCTCTTTTGACTTCATCAATAAAAGTGATGAGGTCATCATTTGTTTTGCCGATGATGATCTTGAAAGCTTCATATAACTTATCCCTAAAATATTGTGGGTGTCCTGATCTAACAGTCTCAAGTCCCATGATTTTCATCTTGGGTTCTTTATATCTGACTCCCTCCGAGTCCCACACATTCAGTATGTATCTCTTCTTAGCAGTCCATATACCCCTGTCAGAAATATTCTCTCGCTTCATACTCATCTTTTGGTCATACGCTCCCACATACGACGCCAACGCCTCGTACGAGGAATCAATAAACGGTTCCAATTTATCCTTGCAGATCTTGTCAAGTATTTCCACAATTTTAACCTTATCACCAGACTTGCCACTAAAAAATTTATCAACAAGAGGTCCGAGATTAAGATAAATTGAGTCAGTATCTGATGCAATGATGTAATCTTCCCTTTCTGTTTGAAGCAACTTATTTAGATACTCATTCATCTTATTCTCTATCCACCTGATAGAGAGTTGACCAGAAAGAGTAATTGCTTCAGCATTTTCAATACGAAAATATCTAAAGTGCTCATTACCAATAGCACCATAAGCACTATTCAAAGAGATCTTTTTTGCCATCTGGATGTTATTACATCTAGCAATCTCTTTTTCCAACTTCTTAGTTGGTGTTTTTTCATAGGCTTTCTTTGCCTCAATCATTTTCTTCTTGAAGATGACTCTAGAGTCATACATCTTCTTCATCATTTCTGGTAGAAAACCATGTATATCCTTACGATACTGAGCACCATTAGGACATACAGCATAATCACCATCAATCTTAGTGACACCATTTAAAATCCCCTCAACACTTGCGCTGGTATGTCTAGTCTCCCTGAGTGTTTCGGGCGAGATATTGTACTGCATAATAAGATGAGGGTACAAGCTATTGAGGTCAAAACTAACAACCCAATCATATCCTCCTGCTTTCGGTTCCTTAACATAAGCACCTGCATATTGTGAATCTTTTAACGCCTCCTTTTTAGGAGGAATTGCAATCTTTCGTTTATTTAACTCACAATAGATGTAGTTATCCCACATCTTAACCTGAGAAAAAATATCCTCAAAATTTACCTTGGCGTCATATGCCATGGTGTATGCAAGGTCAATCAATTTCATCTTGTCGTCAAGTTGATCAACCAACCTAACGTCATGGATGTTATAATCAATAAACTTTTGCCAATCGCCTTCATAGAATTCTTTGAAGGTATCAAATTCTGAGTGATCTAACTTTCTCGCTCCAAGTTCAACCAAACAGATGTGATCCAAGCGATACGATTCTTGGTTAGAATAAGTAAATTTCCTGTATAAGTCGTAATAATCCAGAGTAGAAATTCCAGGTAAATCATATGCAATCTGTTTCCTTCCTCTAATGTAAATTTCCCTGCAAGATACAAGCCTCCAAGGGCTAAGCATCTTAGTATACTTCTCACCGAGTACCCTACTAATACGATTAGCGATATAGGGAATATCAAACAATTGAATGTTCCAACCCGTAATAACATCAGGACAATTTTCATTCCAATAATGCAAAAATGCACTCAGCATAGATTCTTCTGTACGAAAATGCATATAATCTACATCATCGTGCTTGTTATCAAATGGACGAGCTCCAAAGACAACAATGCGACCAGTGTAAGAATCCTTAATACTGATCGCTAATATTTCTTGATCTGCTGTTTCAATATTCGGAAACCCATTCTCTGCAGCAGTCTCAATATCTATTGTAAACAACCGTATCTTAGATGCATCGTATTTGATTTCATCTTCTGGATGTTCTTCAGCAAGATATTGATATAAGTATCTACTATTACCGTATATAGGGAATTCTTCTACACCCTTATATTTTTTAATAAAATCTTTTGCCTCATTGATAGAACCCATACTAAGAGGTTCTACACAATCACCTTCTAAAGTTTTCCATTCCGAATAATTTTTACTAGCAACATAAAGTGTAGGGTTAAAAGGAACCCTATAAGAAAAAGGAGAACCGCCTTCGTACCCACGTACTAGAAGACGGTTTCCTGCCTGTTCAACATTTGTATAGAACTTCATTCAGTAAGTATTTCAGGCTCAATTGGTTTGTAACTATAATAACTGGCAAGTAGATCCTTGCCAGGTTCTAAGAAGGTTAGTATATCAGAAGATCTTACTACTGTCTCCTTCTTATCAGCAAAAGGCAACCAATCTTTAAGATTCGTACCCTCAATTGCCATTGGTTCTATAAGAATACAGTCAGGATCACCCAACTCTACCCCTTCAATCTCCTCCACCTTCGCCAGTATCCACTGGTCCTTCAGTAGTAGCACTTGCAGGTTCTTGGGTTGGTTGTCCATCTGTGTCTTCTCCATTGTTTGGTAGGAAAGACAGATCTACATTTGCCTCTCTCAATTTACTTACATAATTATCATAAATTTCTCGCGAAGGTGGCATTGCAGTAACAACAGCAGTTGGAGATACACGATGATCTTCATAAGGAGTGAATGGATTCCATCTGCGATATACTACATTATAACTTTCATTCTGATCTGCTTCTTGTGTCAATGTAAGAGTCAAAGGATATAGCATCTGATAAGCTACAAACTTATCATCTTCCCTAATCTGACTGAAGTTGCAAATTACATGCTCGCCTGTCATCAAGTGGATGATACGAACATTATGGTCAATAGAAACGGGGTCTGTCATAGTCTGTGTCATTTTTACTATTATAGCAAGAAAAAAGGAGGCCGTCAAGCCCCCCATTTAAAATTTATTTATGAGGCAGGCAACGCCTGATTTCGTTCAGAGAACCAAATCTTCTTCTGCTTCTCCTCTGGTACATACTTCTCTAGTACCACTGTAAGTAAACCATCTTCATAGTCTACTGTCTTAACTTCAATATCATCACCCAATTGCCATGTCTTTGTAAAGGATCTAGAAGCGATTCCTTTATGAGAATACTTTCTTTCTTCTTCTTGTTCTTCTGGGTATGCTGATACTGTTAATAGGTTCTCTTCTGTTGAGACTTCAATATCCGATCTTGAAAATCCAGCAAGAGCGACTTCCAAAGTGGTTCTGTTATTAGGTCCAGAAATAATGTTGTACGGTGGATAAGTTGTTCCTGCTCCGTGCAAAGCTTCAAGTCTACTGAATGTGTCATCAAATCCTAACATGTATGGGGTATAGGTTTCCCACTTAAAATTTACCATTGTGTCCTCCTAAAAGCGACTGTAGTTTATGTGACCCCGAAGGCATCACATTACTATTTATATCCCAGAACCATTGATATAACTATGGTATAAACCGAAAAAAATTATTCGGTTTCCTGCTTCTTTCTACCAATATTATACTTAGATTCTAGTGTCCATTCATCTTTATCACGAAAAGCGAGAACTTTAATCTGATTAAGTGGTGCCAAATCTTTAATTATATCTGGATTTACAACAGAAACCAAACCCCAATCAGAAAGTAACTGAGTGATTCTATTTCTTCTCTGTAAATCATTCAAAGAAAAGTTTGCATGCTTACCATCAAGAGCAAACAATTCCTTAAAATGAACTATGTAATACTTACCTTGCTTATGAAGGATGTGACATGATTGATAAACTTTATGTTCTTTACGAGAAGCAACACCTATACGTGTAAGAGTTTCTCGCACCTTAAGGAAGTCATCGGGTTCCCCAAGAACCACCTCAACCATGTCACTCTGCTTCCACTGGATATCAGTATCACCGCTCATGTTTCCCACCTTTGCTTAATGCTTTTTCAATATGGTTCAGTTGATCCTTAGTGAGAATCCTGAGAGCTTGCAGAGCTTTATCATCATTATAACCATAATACCCTTTAACTACATCAAGAAAATCAATAGAATCTTTCTTTATCCAAGGAGAAAAACGCTTCCTTGGTTTCACACTATTTATAAAAAAGTCATACTGCATCCTCTTTGGTAGATGAGGATTCTTGTTCATCTCATTGGAATATAAGATAGTATCAGTAAACGAAGAGAGACACCTATTAACAATAAAAGGTTGGTAACTCTTCTCAGAAATACTATCACCATCAAGAATATTTCTCTTGGATTGGTTGATACTGTACAGATAATCTTTCAGTTGGTATGTCATTCAATCCTTCATAAATCCTAAATGTGTTCTGCGATAATGAACTTCAAATTCTTTTTCTTTTTTAATATCTTTAAGTTGATCTTTCAACATCTTAATTTCTTCTTCGTCATACAACCAAGATTTCTCAAGTGCTGAACGCAAAAGTTTTGCTCTTTTCATGGATTTCAATAGCTAATGGTAAAATTGAATACTCTTGTAACTGAATACGACGGGTCAGTTTCTCAAGAGTATCGTTTGGTTCAATGGAAACCTCACTCTGACATATTATATCACCCCCGTCAAGCTCTTCGTTGACATAGTGAACTGTACATCCAGTTATCTTGTCACCAGATTGTAATGCCTTCCTTATAGCATTCAAACCCTTATACTTTGGTAATAATGAAGGATGCACATTGATAATAGGACAAGGAAATGCAAATGGATTATTAATCACTCTCATATATCCTGCAAGAATTATAAGATCTACACGATATACCTCAAAGAGTTTTATCATATCTTCTTCATCTTTATGTGCAACTCTTACGTGTGGTATTCCATACTTTGCTGCTCTCACTACAGCACCGCATTCTTTTGTATTGTGTATCATCAACACAACTTCGTGATGACTACATAATTGATTTGTAACTATGTTTTGAAAGTTAGATCCATTACCAGAACACATAACACCTAGTCTCATTGTTCTTTGCTCCTGATATCGTATTCAATAACAATTTTTTTAGATGATCTACCAGTATGATCTAAAGTAGTGTATTCATTCCACTCACCTTTAAGTAATTCTTGCATCACTTTCCTATCCATCCCACACATCTGCTCACAATTCTCAACAGACTTACGAACGGACTCAAATCCATCTGGATACATCTTAACCCTAAACCCATGCTTATCTAACTCATGACCTTCTTCGTCATACTGGGTATCTTTAATGTCAGATTGAAATTCACTCATAACTTATAATTAGGTTCCTCGCAACAATGATTATTAGGAGTATGTAGACTACTTAAAAGATGCAGTAACACCAACAACCTTAGCATTAGGATTCCTAGCAAGAGCCACCTGACGTGCCTCCTGATAGTTACGTGCCTGTACTGTCTCAGTAAAGACGGTTCCAGCGACATAGAGTTTGACTTCACACTTCATAATTAAAAAGGACTAATTCCTTCCTGCTTGCTTGATCTGTATTATAACACCCCACGCTCCTCATGGTATAAGTGTGTGCAAATTCAGCAACTGTCCACTGCTTGAAACGATCCTTAATAATCTGACTGGAGTTATAAGAAACTAACATAGGTGCTACGTAATCATCACAATCCTCAGCAAACTTGTCGTGATCAAAATACTTATGCATTCCACCTTTCTTACCATACAAGTTAGAACTTATCTCATAAGGTGGATCTAAGTATATAAATGTGGACCTATCATCAGTCAAAAGATCCTCATAAGAATTATTAGAAATCTTCCAGTTTTCAATTAACTCAGAATATCTAACTAGTTTCTCAATTCCGTTAATGGAGAAGTTTGACTCTGATGCTTGAGAAGAAAATGATGAAGACTCAGTGAGACCACTGAAGCTACACTTATTAACGATATAAAAAGCGACGGCACGATCAAAGTTAGATTTTTCTT